ACCTTGGCGATCACCTCGAAGAGACCCCGGTTCATGGCCTGGACGGCCTCCGTGCCTGCCCGGAAGAAACCCACGATCCCGTCCCACAGGCCCTTGACCGAGGCGTGGATCCCCTCGTTCACCGCCGTCACCATGTTCTTGATGTTCTCCCAGGCCTCCGACCAGTCGCCCTGGATGATGTTGAGAGCGAGCTGGATCGCGTTCGAGATCACGGCAAGCCCGGCCTCGACCTGGGGACCGATCACGTCCCAGGCGGCGCTGAAGGCGGCGACGATCCCATCCCAGGCGAGCCGGACGACGGCCAGGATCTCGTCCCCCCACTCGGCCCAGGCGGCCGTGATCGCTTGCGTGGCGACCACGACCGTCTCCTGAAGCTCCGCGAAGATCGGGCCCACGAAGTCGGCAACGGCCTGGAAGGCGCCGGTCACGATATCCCGGAACGTCTCCGACTTCTGCCAGAGGATGACCAGAGCGGCGCCGAGGGCCACGACGGCCGCGATCGCGATCGCGACGGGCGCCGAGACCGCGCCGATCGCCACCCCCACGGCGCCCAGGATCGGGAGAAGGGCGCCAGCGGCGCTCGCCAGGGTCCCCAGGACGATCAGGAGAGGGCCCAGGGCGGCCGCCAGGAGCCCCACGACGGCGATCACCTTCTGCTGGGTCGGCGAGAGCTCGCGGAGCTTCGCCAGCCACCCGCCCAGGGTCTCGATCAGGGGGCGGATCAGGGGGACGAGCTGCTGGCCGATCCCGGTCGCCAGGTCGAGGACGTCCCGTTTCAGGAACTTGAGCTGGTTCGCCGTCGACTCGCTGGTCCGGGCGGCGTCCCCCATGGCATCGGCCGCATCCGCCTGGATCGCGGCCAGGACGGCCGCCGCGCGCGCGGAGGCGTCCATCTCTTCGCCCGCCTTGATCAGCCCATGCTCGAGCGCGACCGCCTCGAGGGTCGCCTGGCGGGTGTCGATCCCGAACCGGAGGAGCGGCTCCGACGACCCGACCAGCGCCGACCGGATCGCCATGATCGCCTCGTCCGTGTTCACGTTGTTGAACGAGCCCAGATCGGCGGCCGCGGTCACGAACGACGCCGAGAGATCGGCCGCCGCGTCCCGCGACAGCCCCGTCGCCTTCCCGAGGGCGGTGAAGTCGGCGATCGAGTTCTGGAGCTCCTGGCGGGTCGCCGGGATCGTCCTCTGCATCTCGGCGATCTTCTGGTTGAACTGGTCGGCGGCCGGCCCCAGGACCGTGTTGAACTTCGACGCCGTCTCCTCGGCGTCGATCGCCAGCTTTGCGGCCGCCCCGCCGGCCGCCAGGAGGGGCGTCGTGACGCCGACCGTGAGCTTGCTCCCGATCGACTTCATGGAGGCGCCCGCCGACTGGAGGCTCGAGGAGGCGCTCTTCAGCCCCTTCTGATACTCCGACGTATCGAGGCCTAGCTTGACGACGAGGGTCGCGAGGGTCGCCAGGGCCTACCTCCGCCGCTCCGCGGCCGCCCGGCGGGCCTGGGAAGCCTGGGCGGCAGAGGAGGTCTCGAGCTCGCGCTCCTGGGCCGCCTCTTCCGCCTCCTCGGCCTCGACCTGGAAGTAGGCGATCCAGCCCGCGAGCTGGCTACAGCTCATGCTCGAGAGGAAGCGATCCACGTCGGGCTCGCCGAACTTCAGAGCGAGAGCGTAGCCGGCTCGTCGGGTCGGCCGCTCCCGGATTTTCCCGCGAGCTCGTCCAGGTCCTCCTTCGTGAGTCCGGAGAGCCGCTGGGCCACCGAGAAGATCCGGTCGATCGCGTGGGCGCCGACCTGGGAGAGGGCGTCCTGGTCGGCGTCGTTGAAGATCCGGTTCCCCTTCGCGTCGATCACGGTCAGGATCACGAGCTTCGCTCGGAGCCCGCGCATGACGACGTCGAAGTCGCCACCCTTCCCCCGCCGCTTGACGACGGAGGCCTCGAACTCGTCCCGCTCGGCCGCGGTCAGCTCCCTCACGAGCACCCGGGCGTCCCATTCGGGGACCAGGACCTCTTCCCGCTGGAGCTTCCCGGCGAGCGCCAGGATCTCCTCCCGGCCCATGAGCCGGCCGTTCGTCTTCCGCGTTCCCTGGACCTCTTCCGTGTCCATCCGCCTAGTCTCCTCTCAGGATGGGGTGCTGAGAACAGCGAAGGCCCAGGCGGGCCGGCCCGAAGGACCCGGACCCGCCCGGGCTGCTTTCCCGGATTCTTACGTCGCGGCGCGCGCGATATCGCCGGCGGCGGCGAACTCGACGGCGCACATATGCTCGTCGCCGACCGTGCCCGACACGGGGTTGTACTTGGTCAGGATCATCGAGCCCGTGTAGCTCGGGTTGGTGGCCGACTGGGCGCCCGCGTCCGCGCGCACGATCACCGCGAAGGCGGCCGCGCCGAGGAGCGGGAAGAGCGTCGCGTCCACCTTGCCCGCGGCGAAGTCCTGGTAGAACTCCGCCGAGATCGAGTAGATGATCAGCCCCGCCTCGCTCGACCGCGTGTCGTCGCCCATGGCGGTGTCGTCCTGGGGCTCGACTCCGACCTCCATGTTCAGCGTCCGGCAGTGGTCGGAGAGGTCCACCCCGTTGATCGAGATGAACGCATTCTTGAGGATCATTCCGTCAGCCCTCCTTCGGGTTTAGTGGATCCCCAGCACGACCGCGAAGGTGAACGACGGGTCCGTCCCGCCGATCGTGAACGCGATCCGCCACCAGTCATCGGTCACCGGCCCGGCCAGGGTCAGGAACTCGCTCGTCTCGTCGGTCGCCTGGGCGAACGTGAACCGGGTTGTCGGGCTGCCGAAGCCCACGTCGTCGTCGGATTCGATCTCAACGTCCAGCGTGTCGGACGGACTCGCCGAGACGACGTGCAGGGCCGCGAAGACGGTCTCCCCGGTCGCGGCGGCCCCGACCTGGACCCCGGTCCCGTCGGCCGAGGCCGCGGCCGTGCCGTTGAAGAGGGTCAGGGCCCGGACGAGCCGCTCCGTGACCTCACCGCTGGCCGTGAACTTGTGGATATCGCCGACCGTGCCGCCGAAGTGGTATTCCGACTGGACAATCCGCGTCGCAAAGGCTCGATCCCCGACGTCGGCGCTCTCGGCCAGGATCGTCAAGGGGACACCGTTCAGGCTGAGGTTCCCGAAGAGGGCGGGGTCGACGTCCCCGGCGCCGTCCTCCGAGCTCCAGAAACCCTCCATGCTCCAGCCGATGACGTGGAGACCGGCCTCGAACTGCCGCGTCGAGTCGCCGAAGACGGTGTCGTCCTGGGGCTCGACCCCACCCTCGATCGCCACCGCGGCCAGGTCGGTCGTGAACTGGCGCGGGCCGAGGAAGATTTTCTGGTTCTTCAGGATCACGTCAGTCCTCCTCGTCGAGAAGGCCCTCGACGTCCTTCACCGTGAACCCCGACTTCCCCGAGGGCGAGAGGCCGGCGAAGTCGGCCGGCCCCAGCCCGTGCTCCTCCGCGAGCTCGCGGGCGGCCTCGGAGGCAAAGGCGAGTTCGGCGTCCACCTGGACAGCGGCCCCGGCTGCGATCAGGGGGCGAGCGTTCTTCTCTTCGAACTCCGCCTCGTCCCCCGGCTTGTAGGTCTTCCCGCCGGTGATCACGTTCTGCAGGAACCGGATCCTCATCTTCAGGCCTCCAGGTAGTAGACGCGGAAGTCGCTCGACCGCCGGTGAGGAGCGTCGACCCCCTCCTCGTAGAAGTCGACTTCGTTCTCGAAGTAACAGTCCTGGATCTCGAGCCCCGCCGTGGTCCCCATCCACCGGACCAGGGCGGCGCGGATCTGAGCCGCGATCTGCATGACGCCCCGCGTCGCGTCGTTGAACTTGTCGCTCCACGCATCCACCTGGACGCGGGTCTCCACGTCAGCGACGTCGACGGCCATAGCGGAGAACCGCCGGGCGGAGATCACCCGGTAGGTCACGCCCGGGATCGTCGGCCGCTGCGGGAGCCGGATCGGATAGATCCGCGTCCCCACGAGCGTCGTCAGGCCGGCGTGGTTCGAGAGGCGGCTGTAGACGGCTTGCTCGAGGAGGGCCATTAGAGTGCACCTTCGATCTTCCTCTTTAAGGCGTCCGCCACGCGCCGCTCCGCCTCCTCACGCCGGGCATCGAAGGCCGGGCGGAGGAATGGGTGGCCGGTGGAGTGGCGGGTCCCGAACTCGACCATATGGCCGTAGAAGGCGACCTGGGGGTCGGAGTAGACCTCGAGCTCGGCGCGCTCGTCCTCGACCTCCCAGACCTGGATCTTGAGCGACCGCTGGAGGTCCCCCGAGACGACCGGGGCGCGGGCCTTGGCCTCGTCCAGGATCGGCTTCAGGCCCTCCTCGGCGACGTCCTGGAGGGCGTTCCGGCGGAGGGCTTTCCCGACCCGGTCCAGGGCCGCGATCGCTTCGTCGAAGCCCTCAAGGACGACGGTGGCGCTCAGACGAGCTCCTTCAGGAGGAGCTCGAGCTCGCGGCTCTCCTCCCCCACGTTGATCACGCTCTGGATATCGAACGTCCGGGAGCCCTTCACGACCCGGTCCTTCGGCGTCAGCGCCGCCAGGGTCGTGTCGTAGCGGATCCGGAGCCGGTGGTCGACCTCCGTGTCCGTCTGCATCCCTTGGAACCGCTCGTCGCCCAGGAGGGGCTGGAGGTCCCCGAACCGGGTCGCGAGCGTATTCCACGCGGAATCGGGCTCACCGGCATCGTCCTGGGTCTCCACCGACCGCTGGAAGCTGAACCGCTGGTCGTAGGCGCCGGCGCGCGGCATCAGACCGCCTCGAGGACCCGGTAGGGCCACATGAGGGCCTCGGCCGTTTCTGGGAGCTTCGCCACGACGGTCCCCGTGGCGTAGTTCTCCCGGTTCTCGTACCGGGTGGCGGCCAGGTACTCGACCGCCTCCCGGAGCCGCTCGGGGACGTCCTCGGGGTCGTCACCGTAGCCCGCCACGTAGCGGACCACGACGCCGGCGACCTCGCGGAGCGTGGTCGTCGGCCAGCTCAGGTCGCGCTTCAGCCGGATCCGGGGCGGCGTCGAGTTCAGATCGCTCACGTACTCCGTGGATGCGAAGAGGGTCTCCACGGCGGCCTCGTCGAAGAACTTGACGCTCGAGACGGACTGGACGGGGCTCGCGCCCAGCCGGATCGTATCGCCCCAGGGCCAGCGATCGAAGAACTCGTCCACGGTCTGCGTGATCAGCCGGCGGCGGGTGAAGCTCTCGACGTCCTCCCGGGCCCCGACGATCCGCCGAGCGAGGTAGGTGTCCTCCTCCGCGAACTCGATCCGGGAGTGGGTCTTCAGCTCGGCCACGGAGACGGGCTCCACCGCCGGCGGCGTGAACACGACGATCCGACCGACCTCGCGGTCCGCCGATCGCCACGTCCGGGTCATGGTCGAATGGTCCAGGAGACCGCTCCCCTCAGCTCTTCTTCGAGCCCTTCTTCGGAGTCTTCTTCGGGGCCTTCTTCGCGCGGCCCTTCGGCTTCGCCTTCCCCCTCCGGACGACCGCCCTCTCGGGCGCCCCCCGGACGGCTTCCGTCTCGGGCCCATCATCGGCCCGGACGGCGATCCCCGAGGCGATCGCGCTCTCGCCGGTCGGCTGCGCGACCTCTTCCTCGAGTCCCTTCAGGTTCCCGCTGGTCCAGCGGACCTTCATGGCGTTCCCCCTCCCGTTGAAAGGACGCGGGCGGGGGGGGAGGGGTGGAGTGCTCGGACCAGGACGTCGAGCGCGGACTCGTCCTCCCCCCGCCAGTTCCCGCGGGCCTGGTACTACGCGATCGCCGTCGCCGACAGGTCGCCGGCGTAGCGGGGCTCCGACAGGATCGCCACCACGGCCGCGAACGTGGCGCCGGTCGGATCCGAGAGCGCGACCTGGACGTTCGGCTTCCCGTCCGGCAGATCGGCGGCGTCGATCTCGATGACGTAGACGACCCCGTCGTTCGTCGACGTCGCGAACCCCGCGTCCGTCGCCAGAGCCTTCGCCGCCAGGGTGTCCCCCGCCGCAGTCGTCTCGGCGAAGTAGGCGAACGGGATCGCCTCGGTGTTCGACGGCGTGAAGTCGTCGCACGCCAGGACCGTGATGGTCGAGGCGCCGCCGGTCACTCCCAGGACGACGATGAGCGTCAGGTGGCCGTGCTTCTTCATGCTGAAGACGTCGGACGTCGCGCCGCCGGCGATATCCACCGGCGCGAGGGCGTTCACGACGTGGGCTTGCTGGGCTACATACATGACTGTCCTCCCTCCTCCTCGCCGGCGCCCGTTTAGGAGCGCGCGGCCAGGGCGACGAACGGCGAGACCGTGTCGCTGCCCTTGTACGGGGTGAGCGCCGACTGCCACGTGGGCTGGCCGTCGATCCGCCAGACGAACCGGAAGGCCGTCTCGTCGTAGACGAAGCGGACGTGGATCGAGCTGGCGGCCTGGATCCCGCCCTTCTCGATCATCACGTACTCGCTCAGGTCGACGAGCATGAAGTCGCCCACCGTCCCGACCGCCGCGGCGTACTCCATCGGGATCACCGGGAGACCCAGGAGCGTCCCCAGCGGTTGACCCGACAGGCTGCCACCGGGCAGGTAGACCGGCGTGGCCCCACCCGACCCCCCGACCGTCATCACGATCAGGTTCGCGAGGTGGGACTGGTTGATCAGCCAGGCGGCGTTCTGGAGGCTGGGGACGTAGAACCGCGACAGCATCTTCGCGGCGTTCGTCGCGATGTGCGTCGCCGAGTTGGCGATCGTCTGACCGGACTCGATCGCCACCGTCACCAGCGCGGGAGACTGCAGGATCCCGAGCGGCTTCCCGGCACCGTCGCCGTTGATGATCGCGTCCTCGGCCTTGAACCGGAGTTCGTCCGGCAGGTTCCGCTGGATCCACGCCTCGAGGAGCGCGGAATCCTGAAGGAGCTCGTCGGTGGCGTAGACCAGCGCCGCCAGCTTCTTCAGATCGAGCTCCATGAGCCGGAACTTGGGCTTCGAGGCCGTCTTCTCGGCGGCCTCGGCGACCCAGTAGGCCCGGATCCCGCCCTTCCGGGACCCGTCCGCCCGGGAGCTCTCGTCAACGGCCGGGATCTTGGCCCCGTTCGAGTTCGCCCCCACGGGGAGGCGGCTGACCCGGCGGAGGATCTGACCGACCTGGGTCGTCCGGTCGACCAGCGTGGCGATGAAGTCCTTCTGGACGAGGAACCCACCATCCGAGGGCGTGGCCTCGTTCAGGCCGCTCGCGGCGCGCTGCTCCTCGTTGACCCGAAGGAGCCGCTTGTCGACGTGGTGGTCGGGACCGTAGGCGCGGGCCACGGCCATGAGCTGCTCGCCCAGGCTCCGGAACGGCTTCTTCGCCTCCCGGTCGACCATGGAGGTCACCCGGCGGGTCCGGGTGCCCGGCGCTCGCTCGTCGTCGTCCTCCTCCTCCTCGTCCTCCTCCTCGTCGTCACCGGGATCCGGGGCCTCGCTCCGCCGGGTCGGCTCGGCCGACCACCGCTCATGGGTCTCGAGGTCGACCTCGGCCTGGATCAGCTCGCGGATCCCGTTGAGCTGGGCCTGGTCGGCGTCTCGCTTGGCCTTCTCCTCGGCCGTCAGGCCGCGGCCTTCCTCGATCGCCTTGTCGAGGAGGGCGCGGATCCCGCCGGCGATCGCCTGGGCCTTCTGCCGCAGGGCTTCGAGCTTCTTGTTCATGTGGGGAATCCCTCCGACTCGCTCGGTTCCCGGTGTCGGAGGGCGAAAAAAAGCGAAAAGCGTAGAACCGCTCCGACCCCGAAAGTGCTGGGTCAAGGGCAGCTCTACGCTCTCCGCTTCGGCGTGGCGCGATTGCTGCGGCGCGTCCTCCGGCCGTTCGGGCGATCTCGCCCAGGCCCCGCCGGGCCCGGCCGTGGTGCGCTGTCAGGTCCGAAGTCTACGGACCTCGGCCGTCAGAAGTCAAGCAAGGCGCGATCGACCTCGAGGCCGTAGGCCTCCAGCTCGGCCCGCGTCCGGGCCCGGATCTCCTCGAGCCCGGCCGGGACGATCTGGACCTGTCCGGCTCTACGGAACCGCTCGAGCTGCCGGATCGCGACGTCCGTGTCCGGATAGGCCGGATACGTCACGGGCGAGACGTCGGCGAGCTCCTCGATCCCGTCCTCGTGGATCGTCCGGAGGAGCGTCCCGTCCTCGAGCGTCTCCCAGGTCACCTTCTTCGTGTTCGTATAGAAGGCGAAGCTCATCTGGTCGACGTCGCGCCGCTCCACGCTCTCCACGTAGTAGGTGGCGGACCGGGGCGGGTCGATATCAATCTTCAGGCCGATCTCGTCCTCCTCGAGCTCCAGGGTCCGCGTGTCCGCCCCCGGCTTCCGCCGGCCGAGGACGAGGTCGGAGTTATGGTTCCACAGGGCTCGCGTGTCCGACGTCTCCAGGGCGCTCCGGAAGGCGCCCGGCTTGATCAGCTCGACCCAGCCGCCCAGGTCCACCGAGAGCCGGTTGAAGACCGCCGCGTGCCCGATCAGGTGCGGGAGATCCCCCTCGGCGCGCCGCTCGATTCTGAGCTCCATGGGCACCACGCGCCGCTCCAGTCGCTTGTCCGTCATGGTTCGTTCCCCTCCTTCAGCCAGCGAAGATTTGACAGTCACAGCCCCCATGGAGGGGCGGGTGGGCGATCGAGCCCCGGGCGGTGAGTGGGGCCGCCCCGTCGGCCTCGAGGCGGTCGCCGAGGCCTAGGAAGTCCTCCCCGGGATCGACCCGGCGGCCGTCCATGCTCTTGCAGAGCGGGCACGTCTCGCCGAAGGCGATCCAGATCGCAGCCACGCTCATCAGGTTGTACGCCGTCCGGATGAAGGCGCCGGTCGCCTGGACGGACTCCTTCAGCGCGACCTTGTCCGCGCGCTTCTCTTCCCACTCGTCCAGCCGGCCCAGGATCGTCTCCTCGAGGATCTCGGTGTCGACCTGGCGCGCCAGCCGCTCGAGCTGGCGGGAGGAGCCGAGCTGCCACCGGAGGCCCAGGGTCGCGTCGTACTCCCGGACGAACCGCTCCATCTCGGCGCCAAACTCGACCTCCGAGCCGACCTCGTTCACGGCGGACGCGAAGAGCGCCTCGGCGTAGGCCGCGAGGCTCGGGAGGAAGGCCTTCGCCACCATGGCCCCATAGTCGCCGTAAAACTCAGCGAGCCAGCGGAGGAAGCCGGCCAGGGTTGGCTCCTTCTTGATCGCCCGGCGCGCGGCGTTGATCTCCCGACCGAGGAGCTTCTCCGCGATCGCACGGAAGACCTTCTCCTGAGCCTTCCGGGCCCGAACGCGGTCCTGAATGGTCCGCTCCTGGCGCCTCGAGCGCCGCCCACCGATCGGAATGGCGGCCGCCACGGCCCGAGCCAGCTCGGCCCCCTCGGGGTCGATCGGATGATCGTCCACGACCGTCACGCCGACCCCAATCGAAGGAAGGGCCCGGGGCTCCTCCTCGTCGTCGTCCAGGGCGCCAGGCTCGAGGTCCTCCTCCTTCGCGCCGAAGAGGTCGCCGGCCAGGTCGATCGGGACCATGTTGACGGGGACGAACCGCTGGTCGCCACCTTCGACGGGGTTCAGGTCCTCGAGCTCGCGGATCTCATTGATCGAGAAGACCCCGATCCCGAACAGCTCACGATAGAACGCGCTCCGGGTCTGATTATCCCCCTGGAGGAGCGCCTTCAGGTTGAACCGGATCGAGAGTTCGCGGCGCTCGGCCGCCGTCAGGAGGACCGCTTCCAGCGCCTTCTGCCAGCGGATGATCCACGGCCGGATCGTGTGCACCACGAACTCGATATCCAGGTGCTCGATGTTGTTGAAGGTCGATCGCCGGTGATCGTGGAGCCGGTTGGGCGAGATATTGAACATTCGCGCGACCTCGACGACCTGGAGCTCCCGGGTCTGGAGGAACTGCGAGTCCTCGGCGCTAAAGCCGACCGCCTCCCACTCGAGGCCTTCCTCGAGGAGGGCGACCTTGTGAGCGTTGTCGCCCGAGTGGGCCTCCTGCCAGGATTCCTTCAGGTTTTTCCGCGCCGCCGGCTCGAGCTTCCCCGGGTGCTTCAGGAGGCCGCTCGGGCGGGCATAGTTCGCGAAGAGGCGGGCGCCGTGGCGCTCCGTGGCGAGCGCCAGGCCGACCGCCTCCCTCATCAGGGTCACCGGCGAGAAGCCTATCACGCCATTACTCGAGAGCCCGCGGACGTGGAGGATCTCGTTGCTCCGGAACCGCGGCCGGCCCCCGCGGGGCCGCTGGTAGTCGTAGACCAGCTCGTCGGCGTCGTCGATACGGACGTCGACCCGACCCGGATGGAGGGGGACGAGACCAAGGACCCGCCCGCCGTTCGAGCGGAGGACCTGGGCGAAGGCGTTCCCGCGGGTCAGAAGGTGGCCCTGGAGCGCCTCGAAGAAAGCCGGCCGGCCCATCCAGGGGTTCGGGCTGCTATCCAGGATCTCGCTCAGGGGGTGGTCATCGGCCGGCTCCTGGCCGCCACCCGACAGCTTCCTGAAGATCGTGATCGGCATGGAGCCGATCGTGCCGGCGATATTCGAGACGGCCGCCCACACGGCCGTCGAGCCCAGCGCCGACGTCTCCGTGACTTCGATCCCGCTGGCGGCCGGGCCCAGGAGCCGGCCATACCAGTAATCGTCCCACGGCGAGTGTTCCCGCTTCTCCGCGCGCAACGTCGAGACCAGCCCCATCCGTCAGCTCCTCCAGTAGCCCATGAAGACGAGGAACGCGCCGGGCACCGCGAGCCCGGCCGCGGGGTGCCATTGCCAGAGCCCGAAGCCGACCAGGAGGAGACCTCCGTAGGTATGGAGGTCGACCATCTTCCCGGTCCAGGCGCGCCAGGCCCGCCGGATGGGGGTGAAGAAGAGAGCGGTGCTCACAGGACGATGATCCCCCGCTCCTCGTAGACGCTCCCCTCGTCCTCGCTCGCCATGGCGCGGCCGATCGCAATGATCAGGGCGATCGCCCCGTCGATCTTGTTCTCGAACTTCTCCTTCCGGGGGAAGACGTTGTCGTTCCGATCGACCTGGGCGGTCACGTTCGAGATCGTCCAGGCGAAGACGGGGTTCCCGGCGTGGTGGATCCGGCCGGCCTCGAGGAGCGCCTGGGTCCACTTCATAGGCTCGGACAGATGGGCCACGGTCTGGGGAATCTCGAGGACCGTGATCCCCTCCTTCGCCAGGTGGATCTCCACCTGGGCGGCGTTCCACGGATCGGCGCCGATCTCGACCCACCGGAAGAGCTCGGCGTCCGCCAGAAGGTCCTCCTCGATCCGGTCGAAGTCGGTCAGGTTCCCCGGCGTCGTGATCAGGTGGCCCTCCGCCGCCCAACCGGCGTAATGCTTCAGCTCGGGGCGCTGGGCGCGCTCCTGGGG